GCAGCTCGACATCCCCGCCGGTCACCTGGGCGAGGAAGGCGAGCCAGGCCGGGCAGTCGCCTCCTGGCGAAGCCGTGGTGATCTTGGTCATGCAGAGGGCGCGGTCGTGCGGCGTGAGCGCGCCGGTTCGCAGATCTACGACGCCGGCCGGGGTATTCAGCAGCCAGGGATCCCGGTCCCAGACCTCGGCGGTGGCGGCATGGCGGCGATCGGCGCGCGCGAGGCGCTCGACGGCGGCGACCGTCGAGGCCTGCGACAGCTTCGTCCGGACCTTGTTGCTGTTCGCGCGGTTGGCCGCGGCGCGGCAGACGTGGCGGGCCAGGTCGAAGGCGCGCAGGGTGCCCTCACGCTCCCAGCGGCATCCGGTCCAGGTGAGCCAGGCGCCCCAGACGGCGACGTGCCGCCAGTCCTCGCCGTACTGCTGGCTGAACTCGGCGGCGAGCGCATCCTCGGTGAAGCCGATCGGCAGCAGGCCGTCGTCGCCGGTGCCGTCGCCGCCCGCGGGGTCGTCTTCCGTCGCCGGCCCCCCGGCCGCGTTGTTGCCGGCCTCCGCGCGGCGCCACAGCCGCTCCGCCTCCTGGCGCAGCCGGTCCTCGGGCCAGGGCGGGCTGATCCGGGCGGCGTTGTAGTCCTGGATTTCCTGCCAGGCCTGGGCCGCGGTGACGAAGCCGTCCTGGCAGCGGCGGATCCAGTAGCCGATGATGCGGGAGAGAGCCTCGAAGCGGGTGACGCCGTCGGCCCCGCCCTCCCGGACCTGCTGGCTGAAGAGCTCCGTGACGTCGCCGCGGCTGGAGCCCGCGCCGTTGAAGTCGAGGGGATCGCCGTCCGCGTCCATGGCGACTTCGGCGCCGATGCCGGCCAGCGGCGGCATGGCCAGCACCGCCTCGGCCAGTTCGGTCAGGTCGTGGTCCCGGCCGGCGCTCTCGCGGATGGCGACCAGCCGCTGGTGGCCGTCCTTCGCGTGCACTGAGCCGGCGACGCGGATCGGCTGGTGCGCCGAGCGGAACGCCGGGTCGCCGCCGACCTTCACCGCGATCGCGTGCCGGAGGCGGCAGACGGTCGCGAGGTCCTCGCCGCTGGCGGGCTCGGTCAGCCGCCAGTAGAGGTGGAGCTTCTCCTGACCCTCCGGCGTGACGCCGCCCGAGGCGACCTCGAGGCTGGGCGGGCCCAGGTGCTGGAGGAGGTGTGCTCGCTTTGCAGCGATATCGCCGCCGTCCAGATCGACCAGCACCACCTGCATCTGCGCGATGTGCTCGGCGCTGGCCTGGCCGGGCTCGGAGACGGTGCCGGGGATGACGTAAAGCGCCATGCCCGCCTCGGCAGCCCATTGCGCCTGGACGACAAGCTTGGCCGGCAATTCAGCATCGGCCGGCAGGAAGGGCGTGTGCGGCGCGCGGTCGGGCCCGCCCTTCTCGGACAGCGCCCGGACGGCGACCCAGCCCTCGCACCAGCCGAAGACCATGTCGGCATAGGCCGCGATCATCGCTGCATCGGGGGCGACCGGCATGGTCGGGATCACCTCGGCGGCGCTCATGACCAACACCGCGTGCGCCAGGGGCATCGGCTGCACTCGATATGCTCGGGCTCGGCCGCGATGCGGGGCAGCCACTCGCCGGCGTCGCAGGCCTGCAGGACGCGCACCGCCTTATCGCTGGTGGCCTGGGCGAGCGCGCCGTCGAAGGGCACGAGCTCGTGGTGGAGCTCAGCGGTGTCCTTGTTTACCGCGGTGAACAGGGCAGGCGCCTCGGTCAGGCCCATGTAGGCCTGGTAGAGCGCGATCTGCGCCGCGTAGATCGGCTTCGCCGCGGCCACGCCGCGCCGGACCATCTCCTTCCAGTTTCGGGCGTTGGCCGACTTGCATTCCCACAGCGCCGGCACGGCGACGACGGCCTGCGCCGCTGCGGGCGCCGCGACGACCACGCCGTCGATGTGACCCTGCACGCGCCCGCCCGCGACCGAGAAGCCGAACTGCTCGCCGGCACTGTTGCGGGTGCGCACGTCGAAACCGGCGCGTCGAAGCCAACCGATCGCCAGATCCTCGAAGACGTGCCCCACCGCGAAGATGCGCAGCGTCTGACCCGAGAAGCTCGTGTCGGGGTCGCGCGGGACGTCGAGGAACTCGTACTGCAGCCGCCGCGCACAGGGATCGCCCAGCCGAGAGCCGCCGAGGTATTCCCGGCGCGCCCGCGTGCCGTTCTCCGCCACCAGCGCTGCATCGATCAGGGCGTTGATCGCTTCCGCTGCGGTCGGCGGCTTCGAGCGATGATTGAAGTCGAGGCTGGCGTCCGCCATCAGAACGGCACCTCCGGCGTCGAGGAAGAGACAGAGGCGCGCATGGCGTCCTGGAAGGCGCCGACCGCCACCTCCGCGAGCGTCAGCGCCTGCTGCTCCGACAGCGCATTGAGCGGCGTGGTCCAGCCGATCTCGGCCATCACCTCGGCCATCGCGCGCATCGCGGCGCGGAGGGCAGCGCGCTCCTGCTCGGTCAGGTCAACCATGGCAGTGGACCGCTGCGCCAAGCGCGACCACCACGCCTGGCAGGTGATGGAGCAGAAGGAGACCAAGGACGGGCCCCATCGCGGCTTGCCGCGATGGGAACCCGGAAGCGGCGGCTTCGCCGAAGTCGGGTCGAACCAGCCAAAGCCGCGCGCGGGCCGCCTGCACACGGCGCAGAGCGAGCGGGGCGCGGGTGCCAGGGACATCGTCGTGCTCCCAGCTCATGCCGCCCTCCCCAGGCCGCCGGGGAACACCGCGGCCAGGATCTGCGGCCGGTGCCAGAGGAAGTTCAGTCGGCAGTTCGCTGCGTATTTCGACAGGCCGAAGTCCAGCGCCCGATCGGCGTCCCCGGCCTTCACCAGCAGCTCGCGCTGGCGCGGGCTGGCAGGGTGGTTCAGCCAGAGGCGGCTCTTGGTGGCGGCGGCGCTGGTCTCAGCCTGGCGCAGGAAGTCGTCGGCCCCAGCCAGGACCTGGGCGCGCTCGCCGACGCCGAGATGGCGCAGCCGCCCCTGCCGCAGCTTGCCGACCGCGTGCCAGTGCTCGCCGTCGAAGAACACCCCGGCCCAGGCGTCGAAGCCGGAGGCGATCATCGCGTGGCCGTCGCCATGCATGTCCCACCAGCGGAAGGGCGAGCGGTCCAGCAGGTCGATCTCGGTCAGCCCGAAGCGCTGCAGCGGGCGCTTCTCGCGGAGCTTGCGCTCCCAGACATGGCCGCAGAAGGGACAGGCGATGGTGCCGAGCGGAACTTCCGCCTCGCAGTCCGGGCAGGTCTTGTAGGGCGCCCGGCCCGGCTCGGTTTCCTCCTCCTCGGCGAGCAAACCATCGTGCTCGATCGAGCCGTGGCGCTGCGCGGCTCCGGCGAAGTCGAGAACGATGCAGTCGGTCTTGATGACGCACGGGAAGCGCTCGGGATCCACTTTCCGCAGCCCGCGACCGATCGCCTGGATGAAGGTGCCGCGGTGGAGCATCGGGCGCAGGACGACGATGCAGCTGACCGGCTGGCTGTCGAAGCCCTCGGTCAGCACCATGCAGTTGGTGATGACCTGCACTTCCCCGCGGTCGAAGCGCGCGAGCAGCGCGGCGCGCTCTTTCGCCGGCATCTCGCCGGTGACCGTCTCGGCGGTGATCCCCGCAGCACGGAAGGCGGCGGCGACCGCTTCGGCGTGCGCGACCGTGGCGCAGAAGGCGATGGTGCGCCGGTCGGCCGCGCGCTCGCGCCAATGCTCGACCACCGCCTCGTTGACCACCGCCCGGTTCAGCACTTCGGCGGCAGCGTCCATGTCGAAGTCGCCGGCCGTCGCGCCGACCTGATCCAGGTCGTCGGAGACGCCGACGTCGATGGTGAAGGTGCGCGGCCGGACCAGGATGCCCTCGGCGATCAGCGCGGAGATCGGCAGGTGGTAGGCGATGTTCGAGAAGGTCTTGCGGAGGCTGCGCCCGTCGCCGCGCTCGGGCGTCGCGGAGAGGCCGAGTAGCTGCACATCCGGATTGGCGGCGCGGGCCTCGGCGATGATCGCCTGGTAGCTGTCCGCGGCGGCGCGGTGGCATTCGTCGATGACGAGGTGCGAGACCTTCCCCATGCGGGCGCGTCGCGCCGATCGCGCCAGCGTCTGCACGCTGCCGAAGACGATCTGGCCGGACCAATCGTCGCGTTCGGCCTTCACCACCGAGGCGGGAAGGCCGGCGATCCCGCCGATCGTGGCCCGATTCTGCTCAATCAGCTCGTCCGTGTGCTGCAGCACGAGGAAGCGGGAACTGGGATTTGCGGCTGCCTCCTCGCCGATGAAGAAACCGGCGACGGCGGTCTTGCCGGCCCCGACCGGCAGCGCGACCAGCGTGTTGCCGTGCGCCGCCGTCTTGGCGCGGGCGGCGTCCACCGCCGCCCGCTGGTAGTCGCGCGGGATAATGGTGGGCCTCCCGCTCAGCGTGCCCAGAAGGGCGCGTTGCCCGCTGCCACGGCCGGCTGGGCAGGCTGGGGGACGGCCCAGGGCGGCGCGGCGCCGCCGATTGCCGGCGTCGTCGGGCTGGGCAGCATGGGCTGCGTCGCCGCCGGCGCCTCGCCCATAAGCCGGGCGTAGTCGGCGTGCTCCGGGCCGATCGCCGCAGCGATGACGTTGCGCCCCTCGTCGCGCGGGTCGGTCTTGTCCTTCTCGACGCCGATGCGGGCGAGGAACACCATCCCGTTCAGGTCGCCATAGCCGCGGATGATGCGCGCGGCGCGGGCGCGATCGGAGGTGTCCTTCGAGGCGATGCCGCGGGCGCTCTCCAGGATGCCTCGGATCAGCGAGCGGCCGCGGTTCGCGTAGGTGTCGTCCGCCCCCTGCGCACCCTTCCCGCGCAGGCCGATGCGCGTGTAGATCCGGCGCTTGGCGTACGGCCCCTCCAGGATCACCGCCTCGGTGTTGAGGTACTGCGCGTCGCTGGTGCGGCTCTGGGTAACCCAGCCCTCCGGCCCGACGCCGCCGGGCCGGATCGTCAGGCGGACCTTCACCAGCGTGCCGGCAGGGATCAGTTCGAACGCGTTCTGCTGCGCCTCGGCGCCGTTGAAGTCGTGCGTGAAGCTGCCGGACATGGCTCAGTTCTCCTGCATCGTCGGGGTGGGGATCGGGGGCGCCGCCGCGGGCAGTGCGACCTGGAACTGCGCTGTCGGCGGCGTCGTCAGGGGCCGGCGGATCTTCTCCATCAGCCGGCCGAGATGCGGCTCCTCGATGGTCGCGAGACGGCCGGAGCGGTCCTTCGCCGGGTAGCCGAAGGGATTGAGCGTGGTGCAGACGAAGGCGCGATACGGCTCGCCCTTCTCGGTGCGCAGCTCGGCGAGCGTGATCAGCTCGTCCACCACCCCGGGCAGCTCGAGTGCGGTCTTCGCGCCCTCGATCTGCAGCGCGAAGTAGGGTCGGTTGAAGTCGTCGAGCTTCTTGTCGAGGATCCCAACCAGCCAGACGTTACGGTCGGGCACGTGCTGGAAGTGCGTGACCCAGGCGATCATCTCCTGGCCGAGCAGCCCGTAGGCGGCGCGCAGGTCCGGCTTGCCTGTGCGATCCGAGGTCGCCTGCGGCTGACCCTTGGCCCACTGCAGGCAGAGGCGCGAGGCGAC